GACACGAACATTGAGTATAGGTTTGGAAGGTATGGTCAAGCTGCGGTGTTTAATGGGAGTAGTAGTAAGATAACATTACCATCTGGATTTTTAGATTCTGCACAAACACTTTCGTTTTCGGTTTGGGTAAATCCAACTTCTTTTGTAAATTATACTGGTATATTAGATAAATATATAGGAAGTACAAGTGGATGGACATTAGATGTGCCGAGTTCTACAGGTAAACTCCCAAGAATAGTGATTCATACAAGTGGTGGTGGCGTAAATGCTACAGCAACAACTGCCCTTGATTTCGGAAATTGGACACATATAGTTGGCACAATATCAACGAGTGCAGTAAAGATATATATAAATGGAACGTTAGAAAATACAAGCGTATTGTCCACCTCTTTGGTAACTAACACAACTCCATTAGTTGTCGGTGGGGATGGAATTTCAACTTTTGCATTTGATGGTCAAATTGACCAAGTACGCATCTATTCAACTGCCCTTACAAGTAGCCAAGTAGCAGACCTATACAACGAAAAGCCTGAAGTAGATACATCTAACTTTAAGATTGTATTATATGAGGGGAATGGTGGAACTCAATACATTTCTAATGTAGGAATGGACTTGGAAACAAGCGGTGGATTAGTTTGGGTTAAGAATAGAGATGGTAGCAACTCACCCGTTTTGCAAGATTCTGTTAGAGGGGCAGGAAGTTCTAAAACACTCCATTCTGACTTGACTGCTTATGAGGGGCAATATGGCTCATACGGGAACATATCTTCTTTTGATGCAAATGGTTTTTTCCCAAACGCAGGTTCAAATGGGGCTTACAACACAAATCTTTCAAATAATAGTTATGTAGCTTGGGTATGGAAAGCTGGCGGAGAGGCAGTACAAAATAATGATGGTACTATTCAAGGTGCTAATTGTATGGTTTCTGCTAATACAGAAGCGGGGTTTAGTATTGTGAAGTTTACTGTCCCTGCAAGTGGAGATTTTACTGCTGGACACGGACTTTTATCTACTCCTGAAATGGTTATAACAAAAAGTACAGACTCTTTTAATTGGTTTATATTTCATAAAGACCTATCAAGTGGAACGAATGGCAAATATAGTTTGAAATTTACTAATGCGGCACAAAACGGAGATTATAAATGGTGGGGAAATGGTATGACAGATAGTGTTATTGGAGGAACTGCAAATACTGCTTTTGACCCAAACACAGAAACAATTGCCTACTGCTTCCATTCAGTTGCAGGATATAGTAAGATAGGGAGTTATACGGGTTCAGGAAGTGCAATAGAAAAACCAATTTCTACAGGATTTGAGCCAAGTTTTGTGATGATTAAGAAAACAATTAATACAGGCGCTTGGTTTATGCACGATAATAAAAGATTAGGTACTCACGGATATAGTGATAAATATATTACAGCCAATGCACCTGCTTCAGCAGAGGTTGATTCAAGTGATAATGATTTGTTAGAGTTTACAAGCACGGGGTTTTCTTTAAGAACAACTTTTGGAGATTATAACCAATTAAACGGGACTTACATCTATATGGCATTTAAATAATGAAGAAACTATTTTTTATACTACTTAGTACATTCACATTTGCCCAACAAGATATATATGGGTTATGGGTTAGCCAAGATGGGGAGTATGTTACGATAAAAGAGAACAACACCTTTGAAAGATTTACCAAAGAATCTACATTAGCAAAAGGCAATATAGAACTATTAGAAGAAGGTATGCGTATTATACGCAAAGACACCTTAGATAACTATCAGCTTTGCTACTATGTAGGAAATGAAACTATGGTAGTATGTAAACCAAGAGATGAAAAGGCTTGGTTATTTTACAAAATAAGATAATGGAAGATTTGAAGATATTTGGATTATACTTTGGCAATTTAATGGCATTAGCATTTAGCGTAAGTGAGGTAAACGAAGTACTAAAGATGCTTGTAATGTTAGCCACCTTAACCTTTACCGTTATACAAATTTATAGAGCAGTTAGAAAATGAATAGTAGAGAACGCAGAGAACTAAGGGGATACATAGGAAGTGGAGTAGTTTTTTTATTTGTTATCCTGCTTTTGATTTTCCTTTCTTATGTGGAGATACCACAAACCAATAACGATACCTTTAAACTTATTACAGGTGCTTTAGTAGCTACCATAGGTGCTGCTATATATGTGTTTATTGGTAAAGACCCAAACGAACTTGTAGAGTTACAACGTAAAAATGATTCACTTGAAGCAAGGGTAGAGCAGTTAGTAGGCCAGAAAGATGCCTATGAGAATTTGATTATTAAAATGCAAGACGATACAATCGATAGATTGCTTTTAAATAAAGCGTTAGAACACGATGACAAATCTTAAATACTTTACACTTGAAGAATTTGCTTGCCCAACGCTTCCTAATAGCGGGGTTAATATGGATAGTGATTTCTTGCAAAAGCTGGACAACGCACGTAACATTGCAGGGATTTCCTTTAAAATCAATAGTGGCTACAGAACCCAAGACCACCACAACGCTATCTATAAAAAATTGGGAAAAGAACCAACTAAGTCTGCCCACCTTATCGGCAAGGCAGCAGATATACATTGCACAGACTCAAAAAGCAGATTCGTTATTATATCAGCGTTACTTGATGCAGGATTTACAAGGATTGGCATTGCCTCTACCTTCATACACTGTGATACTGCCGAAAAAGGAAAAGCACAACAAGTTATTTGGACATACTAATACAGTTGGTAGTACGCTATGCCTAAAAAGAAATTTAAAGACACCGCAGTAGGTTCTTTCCTACTTCAAAAGATACCAAAGGTAGTTGGTGCAATAGCAGAAGATACACCGATAGGAAACGTCATAGAAGCGATTATAGGCGGTTCTGATATGTCAAGCGAGGACAAAGACCTTGCACTTGAAAAACTACGCTTAGAACGTGCCGAAATGGATGGTGTAACTCGTAGATGGGTTGCAGATAGTAGAAGTGGATGGTTGGCGCAAAATGTAAGACCATTAACCTTAGCTTTTTTTTCTATTAGCTATGTAGTAGGTTGGTATATGGGATATAGTTTAGATTCTATTACTGGACTTCTTAGTGTGGTCATAGGTGGATATTTTGGTAGCAGAGGTGTTGAGAAAGTAATGGGTAATAAACTACATCAGTAATGGCAAAACAAATAACAGGAAACTACGAAAGAAAGCCTAAGAGAAAGCGTAAAGGCATACACGCTAAAAGCAAAACAAGTAGCCTAAAATCCAGTAAAATTTACAGTAAGAAATATAGAGGACAAGGTAAATGATTATAATTATTTATAAACATCTATTTACTTTGTGAAAAAAAACGTTTACCTTTGGTGGGTAAGTGGGATATAATGTTAACCTATTTAATAAATACTATGGAAGATACTACTATTAGGCAATTAGCTGAAAAGATTGCTAAAGACTTTGCATTATCAGTAAGAGAACGTACTGACTTACTTTTAGAACTTGATGCAAATCAATATACAAATCTTGGTTCTGATTCCTTAAAAACAGAAAAAAACAAAGTAAAATCTGATAGTAAGTATATTTACAAAAATATTAGGGGTATTGATGAAGTAACTGGTAAGATGTTGCTTAACCATATGGATGTATAGAAAAACTATGCCAAAAACTGCTAAAAAACCAACACGAAGTAAATTAGTAAAGAAGTTAGATGTATTGTTTAGTCAGTATATAAGACTAAGTAGTGCGGATAGAAGGGGTATGTGTACTTGTGTTACTTGTGGAAAGCAGTACCATTGGAAAAACATACAGGCAGGACATTTTATGAGTAGAAAACATTACTCTACAAGGTGGGATGAAGATAATGTATTTGCCCAATGTGTAGGTTGTAATATGTTTAAGCAAGGAGAACAATATAAATATTCTATTTTTCTTGGTTCGGAACTGTCAAATGACTTATATTTGAAAAGTAAAGAAATAGTTAAGTTTAGTAGTCAAGACTTGCAGGATATGATTGATGACTACCAAGCAAAACTAAAGACTTTCCAGTAATTTTTGTTTTTATTGTTTTATTAAGAAGGGTAGCTAAACGGTTGCCCTTTTTTTGTTTAAAATTTTTTTGTTATCTTAGCACTATGGAACAATTTACAAAAGCAGAAATCTATGGCAAGGTCTTAGAACTGCAAGAAGAAAACGAACAACTTAAAAAACAGTTAAACATTCAAAATGGTATATACTATGGATAAGACACAACTTTACATTATTAGGCAAAGTAGCCTAAACAGAGCAACAGACCTTTACAGTAAGGAAGGGTCTTGGGACGAACAACAAATTATTGAAACCGCTAAAATATTTGAACAATATGTATTAGGTGGAGAAACTGCCAATGTAGTAGCTGACCTTCCTGTTACACCTGACAATGAAAAGAAGTGGTTAAATAAAAACACACCTGACTTTAACGAAATGATTAACTACATTAAACAAGGTGGTACTGTAAAACAAATTAGAAACAAGTACAAAGTATCAAAAGAAGTTGAATCAGAATTAAATAAATTATAAATGGATTTAAAAGGAACTATTAAATTAATAAGCGACCCTGTAACAGTAAGCGACAAGCTAACTAAACAACAGATGATTTTAACTATTGATGAGGACACTAAATACCCTCAGAATATACCAGTTGAATTTCTAAACAAAAGTGTAGATCAATTACAGAAATTTCAAACAGGACAAAAAGTATCTGTAGGTGTTAATTTAAGAGGCAATGAGTACAACGGAAAACACTATATGAATGTAGTAGGTTGGAAGATTGCACAAATACTAAACAACGAAGTTACTAATACACAACAAAACCCTGCAAGAGAGGGAGTAGATTTACCATTTTAATAATGAGGGGGGTAACACCCCCTTTTTTTTATGCTTAAAAAACTGAAACAAGGAGATAAGTTTCCTATGGATTTTTGGAATTATAATATAAATCCTATATTGGGATACGAATACAAACCAGAACCAAGAGATTCAAAAAAAGAAAGTATTAAATATGGACTAAAAAACAATCAAATAAGATGATAGCACAAAGTAAAACAATACAAGACAAAATACTGGACATAAAATACGGAAGGGTAAAGGAAGGATTAAAGATAGGGGTACCTGAAATAGACGAGTACATAAGGTATAAACAGGGGGAATTTTTTTTACTAATTGGACACGCAAATGTGGGAAAGACTACTATAGTATGTTATCTATTAACCCTATGGGCAATAAAGCACAACCTAAGATTTTTAATTTGGTCAAGCGAAAACACACCACAAAGCATAGTAAGAAAGATTATAGAATTTAAAATGGGTACACCAATACATCAGGCAGAAGAAAAAGACATAGCCGATGCGGTAGTATGGTGCGATAAGCATTTTAAAATAATAGACGTTGAGGATTTATACACTTACAAGGATTTGATGAAAGAAGCAAACGCAGTAAAGGATGCTTGGGACTATGATGGTTTACTTATAGACCCCTACAATAGTTTAGCAAAAGACCATCAGCTTTTAAGAGCGGTAGGAAGCCACGAGTACGACTATCAAGTAGCTTCTGAACTTAGGCTATTTGCCAAAAAGAAAAATGTAACTGTATTTTTAAATGCACACGGAGTAACTGAAAGTCTAAGGCGCACACATCCAAAAGGACACGAATACGAAAACTTACCAATGCCTTTAGGTTTAGCAGGTGTTGAAGGTGGGGGCAAATGGGGTAACCGTTCTGATTCCGTGTATTCGATACACAGGTACACGTCCTCCCCAAGCGATTGGATGTATAGCCACATACACGTATTAAAGGTTAAAGAAAACGAAACAGGCGGAAGGTGTACACCATACGAACAACCTATAAGCCTTAGAATGGCTTTAAACAATGTAGGATTTGAATACAAAGGGCAAGACCTACTTAACTACAAAGAAATAAAACCCATACAAATATGATAGAACCAAACATTTTTGCAAGTCCAATACTACATTTATTTATGTTACTGATGACAATAGGTGGAATATTTACAGTTATTGGATTTATGGTACGTGCTGAAATAATAATAAGCCCCATTAAGGGTTTTGTTGTTGGTGCTTTAGTACACGATGAAACATATACAGAAAACAATACAAAAATTACGGAATATACTTTACAATGCTTATTAGGTGTAATTAGTATAAACGTAATATGGGAGAGGCAAGATGGCTAAGTAAAGTTGCTGCAAGGCATAGTGAATGGATTAAAATTGTACATTCTTTTGGGGAGTTTGACTATGCAGAAGATATTGTGCAGGAGATGTACCTTGTGTTAAATAAATATACAAGTGGAGAAAAAATCATTGAAAAAGGTGTTGTTAGCAGGGGTTATTGCTATTTTACCCTTCGGTCTATTTTTTTACAGTATTGTAATGCTAAAAACAAAATCAAAAAAATTGAAATTGACAATGAAGAAACTTATACGCAAATTGCAGACGATTCGGAAATGGATGACCAAATAGGATATAACGACATAACTACAAAAATAGACAACCACATAGAAGGTTGGAGGTGGTACGATAAAACCCTATTTAGATTGTACAGAGATACAGATATGTCTATTAGAAAAATAGCAGAAGAAACTAACATAAGTTGGGTAAGTATATTTAACACACTAAAAAAGTGTAAAGAAGAACTAAGGGAAATATTTAAAGAGGACTTTGAGGATTACTTAAATAAAGATTATGACAGAATTTAAAGGAGACAAAAGAACAAAGGAATTTAAGGAGTGGAAGAAGAACCACGAAAACGCAAGTAAAGGTTTAGGCGATACGGTAGAAAAGATTACTAAGGCTACTGGAATAAAGAAAGCGGTCAAATGGATAGCAGGGGATGATTGTGGATGTGATGAACGTAAAGACAAACTAAACAAGTTATTTCCAAGACGTAAGCCTAAATGTTTAAACGAAGAAGAATACAATTATCTACAAGAGAAGTTTGAGAACCGCAAAAGCACGATACTGTCAGACGAACAGAAAAGGATGTTAGAAATATATAACAGAGTATTTAGCGATAACGCACAACCAACTAACTGCTCTCCTTGTTTTGTAAATGGTGTTTATAAAAAGTTAGAACAACTATACAAACAATACCTGTGAAAACTTGGAGCGAAAATGACCTATTTTTATATCTGCAAAATTGTTGCTACCCTGATTTAGTAAAGGCAAGGAAACAGATGTCTAAATGGGATTGCTACAGTCCTGAAAGTAAACATAGGATAGAACTTAAATGTAGGGGCGCACACTACGATACTTTGCTTATAGAGAAGAAAAAGTACGATGCGATGATTAGCAAGGCAGACGAAAACTTAGACATACCCATCTACATAAATTCCACACCACAGGGAGTATATAAATTTAATTTGTACCTTGTGAAACCAAAGTGGGAAATACAATACCATAATAAAACAACCCATTTTAGCAATAACAATAAAATAAAAAAAGAGGTAGCTATGCTGCCTGTTATAGATGCTGAGATACTATGAACAAAAAGATACACAACTTAAAACACATTAACTACTTAGCCAACTTTGATATTATAGCAAATACTTTTTTAGAGTGGCAGGAGAAGAAACCAACCGACACAGTAGATAAGTTAATGGAAAGTCTTATAGACATCAACTACTACATCACGGAAATATATACAAACGAACTATACTACAACGAAAGTTTAAATGAATACAGAACTTCAAAACTTAGAGCAATAGAACGTGCGCAAAAAGCAGAAAAGAAAGTACAAGAACTAGAAAAGGAAATAGCAATACTAAGAAAAGAAAAAGAATTAGGGTTATGAGTGATAGTAAAAAGAAATACTTTGAGATGCAAACAGATGGCATAGTAGAAGATGTAAAGTACATAATGGACAAACGTAGTGAAAAGGGACAGAAGGAATACGGAACGACCTTAGAGGATAGTCCTGATGGCTTTTATTCGTTTCTTAATCATCTGCAAGAGGAACTAATGGATTCAGTGCTTTACATACAAAAGCTAAAAAAACTTAATAAATAGTTTGTTAACTAAATATTAATAAGTAGCTTTGTTAAAAACAATAAGATGGATAATTACAAACATTACCTTTGGTCATTCTATACAGATGACGAACTACGCAAAATAATAGAAAGTGGCAGTACACTTAAAAGCCACATAGAAGATGCAAAGTCTGAACTAAGAAACAGGCAAGAATCACAAGACGAAATATTAGGACTATGATAACACTATTAAACGGAGAGGCTTGGGGTAAAGATGAAATACTCACACAGATGTACGATGACGAATTTTACTATGGGCATTTAGGCAAACACGCAGTAAGTCAATCATCATTAAAAACAATACTTGATAACCCCTTTGACCATTTAAAAAATCTAAAGGGTAAGGAAACAAAATCTTCAGATGCACTTATTATCGGCAGCCTTGTGCATTGGGGATATTTAGAACCAAACGTATTTTATAGTAAAACATTTGTTGAGGCAGAGAGAGTTAATCAAAAAGAATACAAGTTAGCAGTTGAGCAATATGGCGAGGCAAACGTTTTTAAGGCAAAACATCAAAGGATAGCAGAATCATATGTGGATGCTTTAAACAGATGTGATAAGCTGAATGATATTAAAAAGAAGTGTGAAATAGAAATACCTGCTATAAAAATGTTTTTTGACGATATACCAGTAAGAGGTAAAGCAGATATGCTTACTGAAAACACTATTTACGATTTAAAAACTACCACAGTAAACCCTGACAAATTTACCAAGTGGAAGATACTTGATATGCATTACGACCTACAAGCATTTATATATTGCCAATTATTTGAGGTAGATTACTTTTCTTTCATACCTATAAATAAATTAAACAAAGCTAAAGGCATAGTGCATTGCGGAAAAGAAATATTAGAAAGTGGAGAGGAAAAGTTTTACAAAGCTATAGAAAAATATAAAAAATACTTTCATCAGAAAGATATAGACGAATCAGAATATATATTAGACAACGATTGTCCTGAAATAATAGTAGGATAAGGGGTAGCCGAAAACCTTTTAGAGTAGCCAAAACAATAAAACAATATTATGAAAACAATTATTAAAACATTTAAAGTAAAAGACCTAATGCCTCTGGTAGTAATACCAAGACATCAAAGGTGGAAAGAAGAGCCACATATAAAAAACCTAAAGAATGATATTGTCAAGAATGGGTTTATGTCCGCAATGACACTATTTGAATTAGATAATGGTCTGTATTCGTTGGAAAATGGATACCAAAGATTATCTTCGGTTAGTGAAATGCCTGAACAAGAAGTCCATTGTGTCATTATACTAAAAGAAAGTAAAGTGAAACAAGATGAAGTCTTTTTAAGTTTAAACAAATTAAATAAAAATCTTACACCATTTGATTTTATAAGATACCACGCAACTAAACCAAGTGTTAATATTACAAACCAAGAGGACACTTATGTGTGGTTGTGGGAAAAAATATACAAATCAGCAAATAACCTCAAAGAAAAGGAAGCTGCTCTTTATAATGATGTAATGTTTAGTGATGCATCCGTAAAAGACTTTTTTACAGACAAGGACAGATTTAATGATGGTCTTTCAAAACTAAATAAAAGGCATAATGTTAGACTATCTATATATCATAATATAAACCAAAACTGGGAAAAAGATTACAACAGAAAAAGTGAAATCACTTGGGAGAAAAGCGTACATAAATTAAGAAAAACCGCAATGATTGCACAACTTAATAAATTTATGAAACTTAATAAAAATGATAATGAGATATATCAAATTATAGTTGATTTTGCTATTTATGTGAACTCAAATCTTGACGCACACTTAACACCTAATAAAGATAATCTTAATAAACTATATAATAAGTTTGTAGAAAAAATATGATTAATTTATACAACCAAGACTGTATGGAAGCAATGGCAGGGTTTACTGATAATAAGTTTGACCTTGCTATTGTTGACCCTCCTTATGGAATTGATGTCGGGAATATGGATATGGGCGCAGGAAATAAACCTAAACATAGCAGGAAAAAAAGTAGAGGTTTTAAAAACAAAGATTGGGATAAAAAAGCACCACATATTAATTACTTTGACCAATTAAAAAGAGTTAGTGAAAACCAAATTATATGGGGGGGTAATTATTTTCCTTTAGGCACTTGTTATGGGTTTTGTATTTGGGATAAAGGCAGCCCTGAAGGTATGAGTTTTAGCGATTGTGAATTTGCTTGGCATAGTTTTAAAAAAGTAGCAAAAATTTACAAATACTCTACTTATAAAGAAAGTAATAAAATACATCCAACACAAAAGCCTGTAGCACTATACGAATGGTTACTTATGAACTATGCAAAAGAAGGAGATAAAATATTAGACACACACTTAGGAAGTGGAAGCATAGCAATAGCTTGTCATAACTTAGGATATAATTTAACAGGATATGAAATAGACACAGAATATTACGAAGCAGCAACAAAACGGTTAAAACAACATCAATCCCAAATAAGGATGTTTTGAATAAAGAAATGAAAGAGTTTTACCTACTTGCACTAATAGACTTTCAGAACGGTGTAAGTATGGCAGAAATGTATAAAACATTAAAGATGTACGAGGACTTGGAAGATTACGAGGCTTGTGCAGGAATA